TATTTATGTGGTGGTTGGTAATATGTGCCTTCACCTATAAGCTCAACTGATACAGCAATGTTCTTGCCGGTTTCTTGTACTAATCTATCGACAGTTCCTGGTTGCAATGCAGATTTAATTAAGATTGTATCTGTTTCTAGCCAGCTAACTACATCTTCAACAATGCTCATATCTAATTCGCCAGCTTCATTTAAGTCTGTTGGTACAGCTACAAGTGCGATATCACATTGGTTCAAGTCATCTTTGGTAGAGCTTTTATCGTAGTATGGGTCGTAAATAACAGCGTCTTCAAATACTTTATGATATGCCTTACCCAGATACCCATAACCCACTATTCCAACTTTTAACATATTAACTCCTTATATAAAAAGCACCCAGCAGAAAAAAGCTAAATCTCTGGGTGCTGATATTTATTTTGTGTGCTTTTTTCATTATTGTCTACAAGTCCTTATTTGATTTTAACATAAGTTCGATAAAAGCAATAGCTTCTTGGCAACCTTTTGCGATTGTAGCTTGCACCCCAGCTTTGTTTAATCTCTCAATCCAGTCTATTTGTTCTCGGCTTGTTAGAGAGTTTTTGGTGCGTTTCATTTCGATTGCGATAAGTTTATCGGGTAAGCATACAAAAAGGTCTGGTACGCCTTTAGAAACGCCCAGAGCCCTATTCATATTCTTTTGCTTCCAGCTTTTAGTATAAGTTTCATTAGGTACTCTAAAATGTGGTATTTTTTTTATTCTCAACCATTGTACGAATTGCATTTGCTCTTGAGCTTCGGTTGGTATCATTCTTGTATAATATCATATCGAATATATCTTACCTGTCTGTGTCTGATAATCACTTATAAATGAGTTATTAAATGGGCGTAGTTGATCTATTCTGCAATCATACAAGTCATTATGTATATTGTCGTGGCTACCGGCTTTTTTGAATACCTTAATCTTTTGGAACTCTAAAAAAGAAATCCAACCGAGCAAGTATGCCCTGTTAGTAATCTTGTTAAATCTAGCAAAGACTAGTAAATCTGTTGTGCCGATGAGTTCGGTTTGGATCAATATATGACTGCCAGTGTCATTGCGAAATTGATTGCTTTTAGCTCTTGCTCTGTAAAGTTTATATTCACACTCGCACCATTCTCTTTCGCAATCGCTTTTCTAACTCTGCCCACTTCTTTGCTTCGTCTGTGAGATTGAGTACAAATGGTGATAAGGTGTAGCGTTTATGTACTTTAATCTTGCGTGGTTTCTGTCCGTAGTTCTTCATTTCAACCCTTCTTGTAGGCAAAATTGGTAATCTCTAAAATCTAGTTGGTCAAGTGGTGTGATTCGACAGAGTGCTTTTTCATTGGCAATTTGAATAAAGCTAATCATCAGAAAGAATACATATACCACTGCCAGTAATAATCCTATCGCTACTAATGTTTTAATAATTTTCATTTCACCCTCACTTTTTATTTTATGCCTTTAGAACGCTACCTAATTTTATCAAGCCTAGCTTTTCGTATTTATCTATCATCTTTATGATGTCCACTATATTAGCTTCACTCTCAATCTGAATGATATACTTATTCACTTTTGCCACCAGCTAGTAAGTTATGTATCTGCTTCTTTTGTTGCTCGGTTATATTGCTTGGTAAGCGTGAAGCTTTGCCACCTTTCATACCGGCAAGCCTAGCTCTCTCATGTCCGGTCAATCCATCTGCACCAACCTTATCGCTACCGAATCCACCACCACGAGATTTTGCACCACCCATAGCACCTATCTTCCGGTAATATGCTTTGACTGCTTCTTCACTACCTAGCTTTTCGAGTAGTGTTTGCTTATGTTTTTTACCACCAGCTTTTGTATTTGCCATTACCCAATCCTTTCTACGCTATCGGCTTCGATTGCGTCTAGCTTTGCGTTGATTTCATTTAGCTTGATATTCAAATCTTCTAGTGCTTCAGATATTTGTGTATATATTAGATCTGCTTCAGTCATACTATTTATTCTCCATACTATTATGTGCTTCGACTATGGCTTTTTTGATTACTATCTTTGCAAAATACAATGCACCAAATGTTGCTATGTTAGCCAAGATGTACCATACATCTGCACCTGTTGTTGTTGATTGTCTTGTGAACTTATTCATCTATCTTATCTCCATTATTATTTAATATTATCGTTTCTATTTGGTTTCTTAAACTCTCAAATTGTTGGCGTCTATCTTTGTACAGATCATACAAGATATTCATTTCAGTCTTTGTCTTTGACGCTTGGTCGAGCAAACTCTGGTAACTCTGGATGTTTGTAGTAGAGTCGCTTTTTGCTTTCTTTGTCATAATGCACTCCGTAGCCCTTCATATTAGGTGGTTTGATTTCAGTCAGATTTACAAAGTTGGTTTCTAAATCATACAGATATCTACCAATTCCCCACTGGACTGCTGCTCGCTTCATTGAGCCGGACAGACCACCCTTAACTGCTTCGATTTGGGTTTGCTCTGCACCGTCCCATTTAGTGATTGGCACTTCGTGATGTAGGATTGTGATTCCACATAAGATACCACCACCTGGTGCTTCAGTAAACTCATTACACCAGCCATCTATACCAAATACTTCGTCTAGCCTGTCCATAATAGCTCGGTTGGTTACATAGGCTAGTACCATAGCCCAATGCTTAATCTCACCTGTCTGTCGGTTTGGCGATTTGCCTGATTGTTGTACTCGCCATTCAATATGCTCTGGTGCAAATGGCTCTTTAAGTTTCTTTTCTTGTTCTTGCATTGCTTTTTTCACTCCTTTTTACTTATTTCTATTATACTCTAGTGTTTAACATATCTCAAGACTGCATAGCATACTGCTGTTGGTACGCCAATTAGTATTATTGCGTTAAATACCCATTCCGGTATCAGCTTTGATATTTCACTCATATACCCAACTCCTTTTCTTTATCGGCAATATACTGTCGTAGCTTTGATCTAATATCACCACCGGAGTTCGCTATTGTAAATAGCTCTGTCAGCATTCTAACTTGAGCTGTATATACTTGTATCTTTGCTGTATCTCTTTCCAATTCGATTATCTTATCTAGTGTACTCACCACATCACCTATCTTTCTTTTCTAGCTTCTAAATCTGCATAAGCAGATATATACACTGCAGCAAGCTCTTCTGCATACTCTTGTGAGTATCCTTCATCTATATAATATTCTACTGCTAGCTCGAAATCTTCATCGGCTCTAGTGCCATTCCAAATATCTTCCATCTGTTGTAGTCTGTCTTGGTCGTTATACATTACTTCACCGCACCTTTTGGCAATTTATATTTTGAGTAAGTGTTCTCACCATGTAATAATACTGTGCTTCTTTTTGGTTTTCCGTTCTCAAATAACTCTGCTGTTACTACATACTCTGGTGCTACATCTATAACAACTCTGTGGTCATTCCACTTGTCGCCTATTGTTAGATTTAGTTTTTTGATTGTTTTCATATTTCACACTCCCTTAAATTATTTTTATTCTTACACTATCTATTTTACTCTTGTGTTTAGCATTAGTCAATAGTATTTTACAGAGATTTTTAGTTATTTTGTTGTCTTTTTTCTTCAAGTTTCTTGATCTCATACTCATTACATACTTCTATATGGTTGGGTAGTGGATTGTCAGCGTCTAATGGTCTTCTAAATGCGAATAGTGTACCATTGTTTATTTTAGACAGTGCATAGTAACCCGGACTTGCACTGTATAACTCAATATCTTTTTTAGTAGTAGCCAACATTTTTACCCATTGCACCTGTATGCTACCATCTTTATTTATAATTGCTTTCATATAATATACTCCATTTCTTCTTTTTTAATATCTTTGACTGTTAATGTATTGGTGTCTTTTTGTTGTGCCAAGCGTTCCACCTGTTCATAGCTTCTAATTATGAAATCCAAGTCGGCAGTCCAACCTCTATCATTATCACCATTGTGAAATGGTGAACGGCTAGTATTACTAATAGCTTGTTCCAGTAACTCTGCCCCACTGTCCTTTAATCGTTGAGCAATCTTCTTTTTTCGTTTATCAGTGAGCTTGTAGCTATTACTGTTTTTATTAAATGCTTTTATGTAGAAGTCGTAAATACTTTGTATTTCGACTATATTATTCTTTATTCTTACTTCTTTATTCTTGTAATGTGTTACTTGGTTGTTACTTCGTTGATACTTGGTTGTTACTTCGTTGTTACTGTCTTGTGTTACCGAGCTTTGATATTCTGACCATTTACAGATAGAAAAAGTAGTAAATCTGTTGTTACTAGCTTGTGTTACCAAATTGGCATTTTTGAGTCTTAAAAAAGCCTTATAAGCCGTAGTTGGTTTTACTCCAGATAAGAATCCAAGTAGATCTCTACCAAAACTTCCTTTTCCATTTCGGTCTGCAATTAGCAATAATGTAATAAAAACTACTTTAGCTGTTGGATCATGTCGCAAAAACTCATTATCTAATAGTTTGCGGTGCAATTTTACCCAGCCTTGTCGCATAAAAAATACCCTCCTTTTCCAGAGAGTATTGTACACAATCTTAATCGCTTTTATTATAGCAAAGCATTATTGCTTTCGCAACCCTCTGAACTTAATTTATTTGAGAGCAATGTATTTGATTAACATCGTGTTGCTTACAATCATTGTATTACATAAGTACAATAATGTAAACTTATTTACAAGACTTTTTTATAAGAGTACGCTGATACTAGATTTGCACCTACAAACAGGGGGTAATATCGTGCAAAAGCACTATCTGTATCTGGCCACGCAAATCATACCGAAAGTCATCTACTCATTGGAAGTTCCGACAGTTGCCCTGCAATATCGTAATGGTAACTGCTGAAGAACACCGAGAGATACATGCCCAACGCAGAGCAAGTGAAATGCCAACCAGAGAACAAATGCTTCAGAAACTAGATCTATGCAAAGACTGCAAAGGCAATTGTGTTTCACACACCCATCTTGTCGAGCAAGTACTGGAATCGTAATGGACAGAGATACTGCTTTGCTGGCAATTGAGCATGAGATTCGTGGACTTGATATCGAGCTGTATAACGCACGATTGGCTCATTCTCGGCTCATAACCCACATTGAGCAAATGGAACACGATAGAGCCGCTCTAATGGCTCGACAGCAAGCCTTACAATGGCCATCTACCAACCCATAAGCTTCGGCTGATCTAAAGACCTCACAGCGTCGTGGGGTCTTGCCTATTAGACCAATAAAAGCTATAATTACTTGTGATTGGAACAGGTTTATTCTTTTTCTTGTTCGATAAAGTTTCAACTCCCAACTGTTCCAATTAAAAAAGCTCGCAATAGCCATGCGAGTTCTTTTTTTATTAAGCTTACTTTGGGTGGTTCAATTTTCACTTGAAGAAGGTACTTGCTATAAATATATTTTAGCATAAAAAAAAGCCCAGCTATTTTGGCTAGAGCTTTATTTTGACGATCTAGAATTGTCTTGCAGTATATTAACACATTAGAAATGCACGGCAAATTCGCTGTGCTTAATTTCCCCTAGCTACAGACCTCGCACTCTTCGAGCAGGTCTGGGTCAATCGGACAAGTCAATGGCTGTTCCCATTCGTCTATTTGTTGTACCGGTTCTGCCATTACTTAACTCTATTCGGTACAGCGTATACTCCTAATGCACCGGCAACTTGGATTGCCAGAGTTACATAGATGTTATCGCCATACACTACATTAGCACCAGCCAATATGACTGTTAATATTGCTATTAAGAACTTATTATATTTGCCTAATTCTTTCATCTTACCCCTTACTTATAAATGATTTAATCTTATCGAATAATCCATTGAAGAATCCTCGACTAACTACAATATTATCTGGACTGTCTAATTCAGCCACTTTCTTATTCAAAGCTTCTACTTTTTCAGTCAATGCTTTGGTAGTATTCTCACTCGCCACTAATCGTGCTTGTAAGTCATTAGCGAGCTTTGTAGCGTCAGCAAATTGCTTTTGCAATGTATATATCTGCTGTTGCCAATTATCTCGTACTGCTACTGCACCGACATTTTGATAATGTTGTACTGCGTCAGCTTCTGGGTCATCTGATACTGCTTCCACATAAGTAAGTAAATCCTTACCCACAAACGCATTAAATACATCTCTACCTAGCGGTCTACCCCTGACTTGTTCGTGCAATTTACTCAATCTGGCGTACCAATTGTCCCCACTGCCAATTACTGCCATATTACCTCCTGTTGTTAATTTATTTGGTCGTAACCACCCAATCACTCCATCATAGCTATGTCGCACTAAATGTGCCGGACTGCCGGTTGGGTAATTCTGGTCAAAGCTTTCAAAGAAGTTTGTATCACCAATGCCACTAGCAATCGCTGTATGGCCATAGCCACCCCCATATCTACTATTCCACACTATTATATCACCAGCTTGTGGTACAGCAGTAGGTGAGTTTAGTATCTTGGTGTAGTTGCCCTGTGTCTGGTCGATAATTCCGTATGCGTATAGTCCGGTAAATGGTCGGTAGCCAAGATATGTACTCCATCTATTCACAAGATCAAAGCATTGAGCACCATAAACTCCGTCCCAATCAACATATTTATTGTTGTACTGATTTAAGAATTGTTGGAACATTATTTATAATCTTCTTTCACTCTTTTAGCTTTTCTATCTTCTACTAAGTGGGGGAGTTTTCCGTTTAACTTTTTCATAAATATAACCATTTCTCGACTAGCTTGAGCTGATTCTCGACTAGCGTCTGCTTGAATCTTACTAGCTTCTTGTTGTCTAACTGCTGCTTGAGTGTGTTCTTTGAGGTCTTTAGATAGTTCTTTAGCTAGATATTTAGCTAACCAAATCACACCAGCTATTGATGTGGCTGCTAGGGCTATACTGGCTAGTGCTACTTCGTTACCTGTCATAGTTTCTATGTCCTACTTACTAGAAAACCCGACATGTGTGTTGCAAATGCACCAGTACCACCTGCTACTGCAGATGAAGCGTGAAACAACTCTACATACTCACCAGCAGTAAGTTGAGCCAAAACACTACAAGCACTGGAAAAAGGTACAGCAACAGCATTAGAAATATTTGTGTCGTTTCTCGCAAGTTCTGTACCACCACTACCATTTTTATATATAGCTACAAATACTCTATTTGTATTACCATTAATAGTAACATTTGCATTTAATTGGTAGAAACCGTTTACTGGCACATTGTAACGATAGTTTGTCGTACTATCAAAATTACCATTAGTATCAAAAGTTTCAGCATTAAGATTTACTTTTGTTAGTCCAGCAGCAGCAGTCCATGCACTACTTCTATAAGCACTAAACTTATATGGATTGCTATCAGTAGTCAGCAAATCTTTCTTTAAGCCAAAGATTCCAGTTCCATCATTAAAACTAGCGTCATTAGTTCCTAATATGTTCCACTTTGCAGCAGAGGGAAGTCATTGCTCCCCAAAGACGACAGACCATGCTGAATACGCCATTGAGGAGCTACTCCTTTCTTTCTAGAACAATAGTGTTCAACTTAAAAGTTTTCATACTTCATTTATTACATATAAATCAAATACTCGTCAAGAAGTCTTTAAATTTTCCATTCTTTTAGTTTATAAGTAGATATATAATTACAGTCTTTACATAGTGTCCTACCATTATCTATATCAAACCTGAATTCAGGGTATTTACTAAATCCCTTAATATGGTCTGCTATTAGATTGCCACCATGCTTGCCACATAATACGCAAGTATAATTATCTCTGCTAAACACTCTCTCTCGCCACGATCTATATTCCCTAGACTTTCTTATTTTTTCATTTATTGGCGTTATGCCACCTTTCCAATTCCTATGATTAGCTCCTCTAGCACCATACAATGGTCTATATTCCATACTTTTTGTTTTTTGAATTGCTTTTTTTGTAGATTCCATTTTATCTCTACCATTCTTATATTGGTGTTTAGCACAGCAAGACATATTACAATATCTTTTTCCATTGTCTTTTCTAAAACCAAACCCACCTTTAAAACAATATGCACACAAAAAAGGATACAATGTTTTCATTCTACCCGATTTAGTTATTATTTGTTTTGTGTATGGTAATTTTGCTGGCATTAAACCGGTTTCATCAAAAACTTTTTCTCGTCTTTTATATTTAACCCTTTTATTATATCATTTATTGCCTGTTTATTACCACTTGTAACCAGTTCTTTTATATATGCTTCTTCTTGTTTGCCAATTCTGCTATCGTTTGAGCATGAACACTCCCAACCCCATCTCTCATCTTTACGCCATCTGCCGGCTAGTAGATTGGTACTAGCACCTTTGCCATAGTTAATGATCGCATGGCTGTTGTCATCTATTAGCAAGATGTCGCTTTGCTTGCACTTTAGACAGGTTACTTCGTATCGTTTCATATAATTACTATTACCTATTTATGATTATTTCGTCAAGAAGTCTAGCTAGAATTTGCCCTGTATTAGATTGTCATTTATCTTCGTAGAGTAAATAACACAATAAACAGTGTATGTGTCAGTCAGTCCACCACCTCTTTTATTAACATTGCAGGTTATATATTGTATTCTTCTAAAGTTACCATCACCAACATCAACATCTTCACTGCTTCCATAGTGGAATATATTCAGGTCAAATGCTATGCTAGAGTTAATATTTATATATGGTGATGTGTATAGCCTACCAGTTTGATTATTTTTAACATACACCTCAAATAGTGTATTAACATCTGCCTTAATCTGATTTAAGGTAAAAGATACTGTGCCGATAGAAAAAGAGCCAGAAGTTACATTAGTTGTAAGAGTTGCAAAATCCCTATATATAACTCTTGGCTTATCTTGGTTACTATCTAAAAATGTTTTATCAGTTGTTTCACTATTCAAAATACCACCTCATCAGTAAAAGACGCAGAATAAATAACATAATACGCCTTGTATATATAGCCTGTTAGAAAATAATTTGTAGTTTCAAAGTTTAGTCTAACTACAGTCTTGCCATTGTATGTAGTAGTGTCTAAATAATGATTTGCTGTAATAGCCGGAAGTCCATTAGTGAATACACTCAAATAATCCATCTTATAAATCTCATAATCAGTACCATCTGCTGTTTGTGCAAAGTAACAATCTATTATTGGGTTTGAGCTTGCTAATATATTATTTAGCGTGGCTGTGGCTGTTGCTTTGTAATGCGTTCCATAAGCTGCAAAATCACCGAATGTTACTTCTCCTTTCTCGACCACTCTAGGAATAAGTGGATTTGTATCACCAATAGTTCTGTTTGTAGTTTCACTCATATTAAGTCCATATTGTGTTATTAGATAAGCTACTAGAATATATAACATCAAATGCCTGTATTGGTAGAGCAAAGGTCGCTTGCGTGGTGTAAATAAAATACCACATCTGTATTGTATCTACGCCATAGTATGCCGAACTAAACATAGCACTATTACCAATTGTTTTTATATTACCACTAGTGGTGTCTACTTCCATAAAGTTTATTGGTCTTATATACATTATAAAAGCAGAAAAGTGAAACTGATAAAATGTATCTCTGGCATAGTCATTAGTACCGGCCTTTTGATATGGCACTTGCCTTTCTATATAGTAGTATTTATAACTACCAACTGTATTATATAAGGGTACTGTAGTATCTAATCTACTAACTACTTTTTTCTCGTCTACATTTGTATCTTCGGTAGTTCTATCTGTCGTTTCGTTGTTCATAAATATTCTCTTTAGTAGTTCTATAATCCATTTTAGCATTATGGTGCAATCTTTTTTTCCAGTCTAACTTTATAATCAGCAGATTTATGTCTGTGAATCTGGTTATGACATTTGTAACATAATGTTTGCAGATTACTCATACTGTTATTCCAATCCTTGCTTGATACTCCTCTTCTTTTGCCATGCCAATCAATGTGATGGACTAATAATCTCGTTCTTTTGTCCTCACCACAATTCTGGCACTTGTAGCCATCTCTGTCTAGGACTTTAAGTCTGATTTTAGTCCAGCCAGTACCGGCAATCTTGCTTGTATACTTTTCCCAAACAGCACTTCGTAATCTTTCTTTTGCTTCTGGGTTATCTCTATAGTATTTCTTTAGACTTTTAGATCGTTTAATTCTGGTTTCATCAGATTGTTTCTTGCCAGTAAGAGAAGCACGCATCTTTTCAAGAGAGTCTTTGTTCCAAACCGGATTGTCTGCTTTGTTTCTTTCAGTAACATCTGGTCTTTTACGACCGAACTTCGCTTTTTCTGCACATTCTCTTGAGCAATATTTTGCTCTAATTCTTTTAGTCTGATTGGTGCAAATTAAGCATTTCATATTGTTATTATAGCAAGGTGCTATATGTATAGTCAAGGTGCTATGGTGCGATTTTATCGCTAGAACCAATCGTACTAATACCAATTCTAAAGTAGCTATTTATAGTACGCTGTAAGACCTTTAGCGTCTGGGTAAAGCCACCACTTGGTGATATGTTAGTTTTAATGTTATATACACGCCAGTATCGACCCTGCCAACTAATCAAATCGCCTAGTTGCAACTCTGGCAATGCTCTGATTGTAATCTCTTGTATGTTCTCGATATCTGAATAATCGTTAAGTACCATTTGAGCAAAGCTATTTGCCCAGCTTTCGGATTGTATATAGTCATTCTCAATCTTGTATGGTCGTTCTTCATAGGCTGTTACCGAGCTATCGTCTTTAAGTCTGGTGTAAATCTCATTAGCTACCTTTGCTGGTCTGCCATATAGTGTCATAGCAGTTACATAAGCTATGCTAGTAGTATTATTTTGCAGTACTATCTTACAAGCCTTTGCAAACTTATCAAATGATTTTAGCGACACACTAGATGTTAAATCAGTTCCACTACCATCTGATTGGTCATTAGCTACATATACCGGATTATCAATTGAGAGCATTGGGTCATCAAAGTTTACAAATATATCTATCGTACTATTGGCTGGTATCTCTTTATAACCGGACTGCGTGAATACCAACTGATTCGGTTGCTTGGCTCTCGGTTTAGATTTCACTTCCACTACATTTATCAGATGGCTGTCATTCGGTGCTTTAGCTTCAATCACTTGACTAGTAGCAATCACTCTTTGCACTTGAGTATATGGTGCTGAATCCCAATGCTGTCTGTTCTCAAAGCGTATCTTACCTGTTTCATCTTGGTATAGGTGTCCATTCTCGGCTTGCACTATCTGATTTACAATGTCGATCCATTTAGTACCAATTTCAAATAGTCCGAATGGCACGATCTGAATACCATAATCAAAGTCATATTGGCTAGTAGCAAAGCCCAGATTAGTAAAGATATTTTCTAGTACTTCATCAGTCCGCAAGCCAGTAAACATTGCAGTATCATCTACATATTTATTCTCGAGATATCCTACAAAATCCTCTGCCTTAAACTTGGCTCGCTTCTCTCTAGTCGATATCTCTGGCACTTTATTAGTCAGTCCTACAAACTGTGGCACTGTCTGGTCTACACCATTGTAATTAAATCCAGCATTGATTGTTACTGGTCGGCGTGGTTTTTGCACAGCAGTATAGGTTTCGGCATTAGTACCGCCCATAAAGCGTGGTGTGAAGCGTCCTGAAGTGTTCTCAAGCTCGAAATCAGCCAAAGCCTTACTCACACCCCCGATTGGCTGATTGAGCCCTCTATCATAGCTTAATTGCGTTAAATAGGCACTCTCGTCTGTGTACCGATATTTATTCCAAGCACTAGGCGAAGCGTCATCAGTTGGTATAATATCTGTTCCACCAATCGTCGATACGCCAATCGTAAAGAATATAACACTACTATTAAATGATTTCTTCCAAGATACTTGCGTACTAGCAACAATCTTGCGAGTAGTATCTCGTTCTTCAGCAGTCCAACCAGTAGCTACCGATAACATTTTACGCTTCCGTTAGTATTACACTAAAGCTCGATATATAATCTTCACCACCAACACTAAACCCCCTATCATCTATGTTGATATGCACATTAGTACTAGCAATCGTGTAATTAGTTTCGGTACTCACAAATGGTACTGCTGTGCCGGTAGTTGTATAAGTATCATAAACAGCTTTAATAGTATCGTAGCTTGCCTTTGGTATATTCTGATATGACAATTTCCAGACACGCTTATTAGTTCCGAAGTAATCTCTACCGATAGTGCCTTGTAATGTACGCTGTTGAGCATACTGAATATTATCTACCTTTTCGGTGATTGAGTTTGGTGCTTTGATTGTGTTTCCATTTAGTGCGTACATATGATATAATCCTTTATATGCCTATTATTTTTAATCGTAACTGTAACTGGTGCAAAAAGCACTATTCTGGTGAGGGTAAAAAGTTTTGTTCTCATAAATGCTCTACCCTTTATAGACATTCTATCAGTAAGTTTGGCATACAAAAAGGTCAAGCTCTTACTGCTACTATCAAGCCAAGAAAATGTACCCTTTGTAACACTATGTTCAAACCCAAACTCGATAAAAGAATATATTGCAGTAAAAAATGTTCTACTGCTAATATGTCTGGCAATAATCACCCCAACTGGCGTGGTGGTAAGAGCATGACATCTAATGGCTATGTAGTTAAGTGGATAAACACCAGAGAGAGAATGCTTGAGCATAGATATGTAATGCAACAACATATAGGTCGTGTTCTTGGCAAGAGTGAGCATGTACATCATATAAATGGTGATAAGACTGACAACAGAATAGAAAACTTGCAACTGTTGAGCCACGCTGAACACAATAAACTTCACGCCAAAGAGCAATGGTCTGGTGATGGTGTTTTGAGAAATCGCTAACATCTTATGCTCCTATTAACTGTCCGACTGTTTGACCACGCTGGCTGGCAATGTCCTGCAAATCTTCAAACATCTTCATTGCTGCTTCTCGTCTTTCGATTGCCGAGCCAGTCATTAGTCCGACATTTATATTTATTGTAGTTGAGCCACCACCAGTGGTTGCGATCTGATTGTTTGGTATAACATCACTGCCTTTTGGTAGATTGACTAATTCCGGTCCACGCTCACCTACTATTGCCAATCCACCACCGAAGTTCTCAACACCCCTAGCAAATCTTGGCAATCTGACTTTTGGTGCACCTGGTAATCCTGCAAATGCTCCATTTATAGCACCTTCCATAAATCCTAATACTGCATTGGCAATAGACTTACCAATACTGCCCCAATCGAGATTTCGTATGCCATTTATCATATTCATAAATGCACCTGGTATTTTGCTTAACATATTAGTCAAAGCATTATATATAGTGTTCCATATTCCACCCCAATCAATGTTTCTAATATAATTTACAACCCACATTATCGCACTAGCTATATAGAATGGTATCTTTATAGGTAAAGTAGCAAAGAATCCCAGTATTGAGCCAATCACTTCCCAGAAATTATTTTTTAGATAATTAGCTCTATCAACTACAAATGCTATACCATTCTTGATTTGTTCTACTACCCAAGTAAATCCCTGCCCAAGCCACGATATAGCTTGTACTACTAACTTGATAGCACCAATGAATACCATTATTGAGCCTAGTATTACTACTCCGATAACAATAGCCAGTGCTTGTAATGCCGGTATAATCCAGTTCTTATTTTTATCCCAGAACTCTTGTAATACTGGTATTAGTTGAGTTTGTATAGTGTTCCATAAATCCATTAAAGCTGGTTTTATATATGCGTTATATATATTTGTTATATTTTTCCAAACTTCTTCCCAACCACCGAAAGTTCCAACAAGCCAATTCACACCAACAGCTACTAATGCTATACCTGCTACTATTGCTGCAGCTATTAGTAACCACGGGCTTGCCACTGCATTAAGTCCTGCAAAAGCTATCATTAAAGCACCTACTGCAACAGTAGCAACTGCAATCGCTGCACCAATGCCAACTATTGCAGTAACTAGTTGTGGGTTTTTATCAATCCATTCTTGTATTTTATCTACTACTGGTTGTATCTTTTCTACGAATGGCTGAAGTGCATTTGCAATTACCTGGCCAACCTGTTCCATTATATTGTCTAGTGCATTTCTAGCTATATCTAATTGACCGGCAAATGTTTTACCAGCTGCTTCTGCACTACCACCAAACTCGGTTTGAAGCTCTTGCAAGATTATCTTTTGAGCACCAGCAACATCACCTACATCAACCAGACTTTGTACCAAATCTTTCTGTGCGTCAGTCAATCTAACACCAACTCTTTGCAATGCAGTAACACCACGAACTGGGTCTTGCAATGCTTTACCGACTTGTATAGATGTAGATTTTAAGTCAGTACCCATAGCAGTAGCCATATCAAGCACTGCTTTAGTCGTATCTGGAAATATATCTTTGCCTATCTTGGTAAATGTTAATAGCATATTTTGAGCAACACCAATTTGCTCATCACTAAAGCGAGTTGTCTTTTGCAATGCACTCGCCAATCCATTCACTTCATCAGCGGTAACTCCAGCTATACCACCAGTAGATTTTAATACTGCGTTAAGTTGAGCACCAACAGCTTCACTTTCATTGAAAGAATTGACTGCCATTACACCAAAAGCAGTCATAGCTGCACCAGCTACTAATAAGCTACCACCAATAGCACCAATATTCTGTCCGAACTTGCTAACTACATCACTAGCATTATCTTCGGCGGTTATGACTGCTTTAATCTCTGCTGTTGCTGCCATTATTGTTTAGATTTCTCCATCTCAATTCGTTCTCTTTCTTGAGTATAACTATAAATAAGCAGATTCGTAAAGAAGTCTGTAATCGGCTCTTCTTCTAATTGTTTAGCAGATAATTTGAATAACTTGCGATAGTGATATTTCAGTAGTTCGATTGGCGGCTTGCCATTATGGAAGATACTATCAGCAAGTCGCCTTTTTAGTTTGGGTTTTGGTCTTGTCCTGTTAGAGTCTTAAATACTGTTATCATTACATTCATATCAAAGTCGCCCAACTCTTCTTTCTTGACATCAAACAGCTCATCATCTTCACCGATAAACTTACCTGATATGAATAAGTCTTGTAGTGTACTAGTGATAAATCCAACTGCTTTCTTTTCGTCTTTGTTCTCACCAGCTATTTCAACATACTTCTCGTAGTCTTTCATTGGTATAGTCTTAAACTCAAGATAACAATCTTTATAGTCTGCACCTATAAAATCCAAAGAGATTTTACGCTTTATTACTATTCTGCTCATTTGCTTTTTCCTTTCGTTAGTTGTTAGTAGTTAGCACCACTATTAGTGTTGGTCAATGTGCAAGTACTGATTACAGCTGCTGCATTTGCACTATCATAGTTACCCTTAAATTGTATGGTTTGTCCTACGATATCATCTAGGCTTCGGTCTTGTTCCCATTCTGTAAAGTCTACTCTTGGTAGTTGTATATCTAGGCTTGAGTTAGAAGCTCTATCAAACTTGATTTGAATTGCTTTGTAAGTACCAGCCAGCATTAGTTGTCGGTAAGTATCATCAGTCTTGTTTAGTGTAATTTCACCTTCAACTGTGTATTGGTGGTTTAGAATTGCTTCTGGCTCAACAGTACCCATTACATTATCAAACTCTGTATTAGCCATAATCTTTAGAGTTAGCTTTTTGAGTGATATAGCACTAGCTGCTGCAAGTCCGGCTGTACTAGCTGCTGTCTTAAATACTAGATGTTGGTGTAAAAACTTATTACCAAGTGTCGTATAGCTAGGTGTAAGCGTAGACCAATCTCTTGATACTCTTGATTTAAAACTAGCTTTGGCTTTAGCAATACCTTCTGGTTCAACAGTAATTTCAAGTCCATCTACCATTGCAAATGGGAATATCTTGGTTTGGTCTGGGTCTTGGTAAGCTAGTGAGATAGTCTTGTGAGTATTAGTATTAGCAAGTGCGTAAGCGTGTGCATAAGTCGGTCCGCCAGTTGTAGTTGGACTTGCACCTAATAGTGATGTCAAGAATACGCCTAGATTCAAATCATTTAGATCAAACTCTAAATCACCTTCCCCATATTTATTTACTACATAATTACTATCACTATCTTCAATTCTGCCCAAGCCCTCTTCTTCTCTGGCTGTGGTTACTTTATCGTCAAATGATATTGTGTTAAACGGAACATACATAGTTGGCGTTACAATAGTGCCACTTGTAGCTTCTTTGGCTACACCTACATTTCCTAATCTTCCGACAAATTTCGACATTATTTATTCCTCCTGTGCATTGGTGATGTTTCCCATACCTTGTGCATTATAAAATGTTTTGACTTATTCTCTACCAACTCTAGGTTAGTAATGTTGTTATTGCTTCTGTTGTGGTCTTGATGTTGTACTATTTCACCTTTTTCAACATGTCTACCCAGGTGCTTTTCCATGACTACAATATGTTCATATACAAACCCACTCTTATCGGCTCTTGGGTGTTTTTTATCAAGAACCTTTACATACCCCTCACTCGTAATATATGAGCCAGAGCCTAGCGAACTGCATTTTTGATTACAGTATTTTCTACCAGCCTTTATTTCCCAAGGTGCAACATAAAATTGCTTGTTACAAGCCCTACATTCTATGTTCTTACCTTTTAACTTACTCATCTAATTCTCCTTTATATTATTACTATTACTTATAATTACGATATTCGTCAAGAAGTTATGTCGCAGTATTATAATCAGTATGTATTCTGATTAACATCTGCACAGCTTTTGCTTTACCCTTTTGGAAGTCAATCTCACCCCATTGTGCGTCAGACGCTTCAATAAATAATCCAACTGTATCGCCAGAGCCATATGTATTTATGGTATTCAAGAATCCCCTATCATCTATCACATTGATTATTTCGTCTACTACTGTGGCAAGTACTTCTTCGGCATATTCTTCTCTCGGTGTTCCATCTTTTTCAAAATCTTCACCCAATGGCCATAGGCAAGTAACGCTATAAGCGTATATACGCCTGTTTTCAGCCGTTGTAGCGAATGTTCCGTCCATATCGCTAGTAGTTACCCAAACTGCCGGCCAACCACTTGGATTAAGCTCACGATAGCCATATACAGTTTGCGTACTAGCTAAATTATTAACGCTAGTTATTATTAAGTTCTTTATGTCTGTTGATATGCTCATGTTTGCCTTCCTATTTTATCGAATACATTTTGCGTTGCTTTTTGGAAGTAGCCCTGTATCTCATCAGCACTAGATTCTAATCCATCTTTCAAGAATGGTTGTGGTCGCTGAAATCTAGTACCCTCGTGTACAAATATACCATAGTTAGCTGTTGGGTATACTACTGCTTGCATTCCCATACCACTACCAGATACAGCAAATACATGGCTTGATCGTAGTCGCCCTGTTAGTACCGGTGTATTTTGCATACTGCGACCTTGCACAGTAATAGCTGATCTATTCAATGCGTCTTTGAGTTCCCTATTCATAAGATTCGGTGCTTGATTGAATGCTCGGCGTATCTCATCTGCATTCTTAATTTTGATTTGTACTTGTGGCATTAGTCTTGGCTCACTAGAGTTAATTCTTTACAATCCACAATACCAAAGCCTTCCCATCTCGATACACTCTTAACCGAATAACGCTTGTTATTCAAATCGCTACTATCAACTACTACGACTTCATCACTTTCTTTAATATTCAAATCTACATCTACATAGCCAATATATGTTTTGCCAATCGCACTATTCTCAAATTCGGTGCGTTCTAAACTAGCCGGTGTAATATCTGCCGGCACAACTGTGCCAGTAGCACTTATGGTGTAGCGATTATTGCTGCCAATTCTACGATTCCGATATATCTGTATGTCGTGGTTAGTAAAAAATAATGTTGCCATCTTACTTGTCCGGTAAGATTGATATTCTCACATAGCGTTGTAGCATATCATCTATGCCAAGCTGGGTAATTAAGCTCTCACCCTGTACGCTATCATAATATTCGATTGTTTTCGGTCCTTGCGTCTTTTTCTTTACACTTGCACCAGTACTTGCACTTTCAACTAAAGCACAAGATAGCATTACACAAGCTTCAGCTAAATCACTTGGTATCGTTGCAAAGCCGGCAACATAAGTAACCTTGTATAAGTTCCAGTAGGGTAATATGCCAAATCTACAATCTATTACACCGGCAGTTAGATCTACAAAGTAATCTCTGCTTTCAATAGTAGTCCAGTCATTATCATTTTCAGTAGTGTTGCGTTCACTAAAATTACTCAAAGATATAACAGGTGCATTGCGTAGTATTAACTGATTAGTACCAGTACCATCATATTCTTCATTGGTATAAGTAGTACTTTTGAAGTGCTGTCCATTGTTCTTACCACAGTATGACTCAATCATATCAGTAGCTTGGTTTATTTTTCTTCTAATCAAATTGTCCTGACTAGTGCCAGTTATTCCTAGACTTTCTTTTACATCTGCTTCAGATGTTAATGCCCAACTATTTAATGCTGTCATTTGACCCTCATATCTGCGTCAGCAAAGTCTTTACTAAAGATTGCCTTGCCACTTAATACTAATTTCAATGCTTCTTTCTTTGGTAGGTTTACGATCTGACCTTTATGTAATGTTCCGTTATCTTTTGTTATTTTGACTCTCATAATACCTCCACCCAAGAGCTACTAACCCCCCGATATAGTAGCCCAAAGGTTTAGATACTAGATAGTACCTAGTGATGTAACGCTTCGTATTCCGTTTGTAAGTGTCAATTCTGCGTCTACACGCTTTTCAACACGAACAAAGGTCAAGTTGCGTTCGAAAGCACTTTGACTTGCAACAGTAGCTTCAGATGAAGTATCTACTTGTATGCCTTCTCGGTCAACAATTACATAGTAACTGAAATCTCCGAAGTAAGCAGTACCAGCAGCAATCCAGTTACATTCGTAAACTGGTCGTCCAAGTATAGTTGGCATAGGTGAGCCAGTTACACTACCGAGTAGGTAGTTGTTCTGTGTATCTTTGAGTCCACGCACTTTTTCCATAGTTTGTGAGTTCATTACCCATACAGCTTTATTTCTATACCCTTGTGGCAATCTGAAGTAAGTTGAAATCAAAGCGTCAGCTCTGGTTGTGTCGGTGATTCCACCAGACATTGTACCTACACTGTAAGTACTCATACCAGTTGGTTCGCCTGTACCACTTCCTTGCCAGAATGCTCTTTCTTCTCTTTCAGATAGAGCTTGTGCAGCCAATTCGCTAACTTTATTAACGATATTCCCGTTCACACCAAGAGTAGCGTCAGCTACTAATTCGTTTGAAAGTGGAATAATGGTTGCAAGTGAGTAGGGAGTGAATACATTTTCACCGAATCCGACAGTTGAAGTACTTTTAACAGCACCTTCTGCACGGAAGCTGGCTTGTGGTCGACTAGCCAAGTTTGGCAAGTGAAGTGTATCACTTGTAGTGGTCATCACATCTGCAATGCTACGCATTATAGATACATCTCTAATATCTTCAACTAGCATATTTGCATAGTCATCAGGTACTAGGAATCCACCTCTAGCACCAGTACCTTCAACAAGTACTTGTAACTTTTGGTGGTCGCCAGTTAGCCAAGCTTGAACAAAGTTTACAGTCTTTTGAGATACTTCAGTTACTTTTTTACCAGCACTTTTACGCATTGGTAATTCAACCTTGATATCTTCAAGTTCTGCAACAGTTTTCTTACCTAGTTTACTGTCGATTATGTATTTAGGTGATTTAACACTAATTTTGGCGTCGTCAGCAATTTCAAGACCCTTACCTAGTTTTGAAGCAAGTTCGTCGATAGATTTTGATAGTCTGCTTTCAGCCTGTTCAATAGCTTTATCAGCAATCATTTTGGCAGCGTCATCTATATCTTTTTCAACATCTTGGACTTCTTCTTTAACTTCAGATTGTACATCTTCAGCTTCAGATAGAAGTTCATCAAGTTCTTTTTGCTCAACATCAGTAAGTTCAGTCTTTTCTTGTAGTTCTTTAATTCTTCCCATTTGAGTTTAATTCGCCTTTTAACGAGCTAATGATTTTATCACTAGCCTGTTTGATTATTTTTGCAGACCGGATTGTATCAGATGGTTGAGTTTTATTTGACAGTATAAGATCTGCTGCTCTCGCAGTAGCCTTTGCCATACTCAATCGTTCTGTTACAACACGATTGCTTCGACCCGTGTGCGGATTTAGGTGTTTAAGCCCATTCACCGCAGAATTAACCTGTGCCTTTACAAATTGCACATCTTTTTTCAGATTTTCAATCTCATCTATCATTGCAGTTGGAATACCAGCTTTAGTAATAGTATCGTCATCAAATCCGGCATTCTTCAAACTCTTATAGCCTAACATCATAGCTTCAGGATTAGCCGGAACATTTACTACGCTAATTTCGAGTAATTTTTGTTTGGTAAATCGATTGCCTTCACCATCAACCGGCATAAAGCCAACTGACAATGTTTTAAGCACGCCATCAGCCACTAATTGCTTTACAGCTCTACCCATCTCGGTTACTTCTTGAAATGCAATTTTAGTCATTAGTTTAGCTTTGCGACCAGTTCCATCAACCCAAACTTTGGTTGCTTTACCGATAGGTAATTGACTATGGTCGTGACCCCATAAGATTACCGGATTAGCTTTGAAGTCTTTTAAATCCCAGCCTTCAACTTCTACGATTTCGCCTTGTCTATCTTCTACTGCTGTCGAAGCTATGGCAGTGATCTCGCCATTGTCTGCTTTTTCTATTAGTGCTTTGGTGTATAGTGTTTCGTCCATCAAAAATCCTCTTATAGTTTATTCTTATAATATAAATGCTAAAGTCGTCAAGAAGTCTTAATCTTCTTGTAGCTTATCTATCGTGCTCTGCTTGTATTCTTTTTTTAGCTTTTTAAGTTTAGTAAGCTGTTCTGGTGTCATCTTATCTTTTAACGCTTCTAAACATTCAATTATTGATTGTGTATCCATTTTTATCCCATCATGTTTTTATAAATATCTATTGTGCTAAAGAATACGCTCCCAGCCACAGGTGGGTGTGCGACTGCCGACCCAAGCAAGAAGTCCGTAAACGAAGCCCCGTATGCGTTGAAGAATAGGAAGCTGTTACCATGACCAGATATGTTATTAAGCGTTGGAACCCACATCTCATTACCGCCACCAGAAGTAGACATTGCACCGAAGTTACCAGGTTGTGGAACTTGGTCGCCAAAGTCTGGTATTGTGACTGGCATATCAGCAGCCAGTATAGTGATAGGGAGCGAACCAATACTCATACTTGTGCCAAAAGTTATCTGTATTCTTAACCTAATTCTTTCACTATCCTCAAGAGCGTCCACTCGACAAGAGCCGCCAGTGCCGAGATTTACAGCACTACCAAAGAACTCAGTAACAGTGACATCTGTATCAACGGTATATACCATTCTTGGTTTAGCGGTGTGCCAACTACTCATACACCTATCCAAAATACTTTCTGATTAGCTGATGCCGCTATTGCATATAAAAGGTTAGAGTTGGTCACCGGTAGGGTTATTGACTCGCCAGGCTCTAATGGGAAACCGTCCGTAGCTGCTGTGTCGCCGTCAGTAACATCTGAGTTACCTATGTAAACCGTGGCGGTGTTGTCTACTGCTGATTTTACGGTGACCCCAAACTTAGCCGCAAAAGAAGTGGAAGTTATTTGTTCTGCTGTGGTGTCTATGTCTAGGTTCGAGCCGTGGTCAAGGGTAGATGAGACTGAGCTGGTTACGTCTACATCACCAATATCTACACCAGAGTTAGCTGCGAGTTTACCTATAGCGTTCGTACCTGCTGGTAAGGCTCCGACTACATCTACCTGCATTTCACTACCAGATATAGCGTTATCGATAGTTTCTACTGCTGTCTTTATGGCTGCACTATTAGCTTCTGTCCAAGTACCTGATTGAGTGGCTGCAACTGTACCATCTACAGTGATTGAATTACCACCATCTTGAATTGGTACTGCTGCTGCACCTATTCCGTTGTCTACTGTTACATTATGTCCATCTGGTAATTGATTAGCTGCTGTTGCAAGCCCAATAGTATTGGCTGTTACATCTACATTCTGCGTGCCTGTTGGTGTAGCAGTTACTGTACCTGATACTGGTACTGGAGTGGCTCGAAGCTCGGTATCAGTCAAAGCGTCTGTTTGCTGATTGGCTGCTGTGGCTGCACCATTTAATGTACCGAGATTTGCTGTTACTGTACCTGATACTGGCTGGGTTACTGCACTTCCATCTACTTTGAGAGCATTACCGGCAGTTACTTCTGCTCTAGTATCATCTGTACCATTCTTTAATTCAACAGCACCAATCTCAATATCGCTACTCATAGATACCGGAACAGGTGTAGCTCGCAATTCAGCGTCAGTCAGCCCACCGGTAGTTCCGCCACCAGAGCCACCACCGCCAGATCTACTTGCCCAGTCGCTATCATCAAAGACTAATTGATTACCTTGTCGGATTACTCTACGGAATGGTACAAACTCATCAGCATTTTGGCTTGGTTTAATATTAGCTTCTAAATCTATAAGTGCTTGGACTACTTTTATAACATTATCATTTAAGATCTGCACACTCTTATCACTAGCCAACCATTCTGGTATTTCAGTCTTGTGAGTATTTATTATCGGCTTCGGAATATCTTTTAGATTCGATACGATAATCTCTTTGGCTTGCTTGATATCTTTTAGATTGTTTACATTAAGACCTGACTGCAAGATTTCTTGAAGCGTTGAGAAGTTCTGTACAAGGTCTTTTTGGCTCTGGGTGTAAGATGTTCCGTTAGCACTCAAAGACGCTTCTAGCGAGCTTATATTGGCTTGTAGACTACCTATGGTGTCCAATAGTTCTTTGTGTTGCTTGGTAGATAGCTGACCACTCGCTTTTTTGAGTTCTTTTAACTTTTTAGCACGCTGGATTTTGGCATTGGTAGTTTTTGCTTGGTACTCATTCATTGCCTAGCCCTGCAAGCTTTTCAAGTTCTTTAATATACTTGTCTTGCTCTAATTTACTCTTTTTAATCTTGCGATATGCTTTAGTACGCTTATCTATCTGTGCTTCAAGTGCTTTTATCTTGCTATATGATTTAGTATCAAATGCTTTAGTACTTTTAAGTACCGGCACAACTGTACATCTGCAATTAGGGTGTACAGGTGGCTCTTCAAGATTAGCGTAATCTACTGTAAACTCTTTTACATCACCTTTCTCATTAGTATAAGTAATACTATCACCTAGACTTAAAAAGTTTTCATCTAAATCTTTTTGACCATACTTGCTCTCTATTTCTTCACATATAGGGCAAGGATTAAATGATAACCACTTTTTAGCTTCAACTACTCCGGAATCTTTCCAAGCGTCTACCATAAAGTAATTACTTTCTCTTAATACTTCAGTTCGTGTAATTCTATCGGTTTGTACTTTACTAAACTCTTTGAATCCATCTCGCAATGCCCTAGATATTGTTGGTACGCTATCACCATTCTTAACACCTTCAAGTATTATATTAGTCATATATTCTTTGTCAGTTTCAAGCATACTTGTAGCAAACTTGCGTATCTGGTCATCAATATAGTCATAAGCCTTTGGACTTAATATATATGGACTATCTGCTGGTATTAAACTATAAGCGTGGTTACCACTGGCTGTGGCTACCGATACCATTGTAGGATTCAGTTCAGCAACTACATTTTGTATCTCATCTTCCATATTAAATAACTGCTTATCACCAACTGCTTTAGTAGGCAATGCTTCTCTAACATTTTCAACTGCTGTTTTGTTTAGCCGATCTAAATAACTCTGCAATCTATCTTCAAATTGTTTCTCTAACCTTTCAACAAATCCAAGCTGTGCTTTTTGGAATGCACTTATTTGTTCATTAGTAAACTCTTGAAAGGCTTTTTTCTTTGGTTTAGCTGGTGGCAACTCTTTTTTCAATATATCTCTTGCAACTGGTCGAGCTTTCTCGTATGCTTTTTGCCAATCAGCTTTCTTCTGCACAATACCCATTCGTCTGAATACTGATTTAGTATTAACAGCTTGTAATGATTTAGGTAAGTTTTCATCTGTATATGTTTCTTCTTGATTATCACCACCTTCTATTCCGTCCATCTCAACCATTTCTCTAGCTTCATTCTGGGTAATAATACCGGCTTTATATAAGCTAATAGCGTCAGCAATCTTGCGAGTCATATCTTCTGGTACTGGGTCTTTGAATCCAAGTATTAAATTATGGCCATAGCGTGGTATTAGATATTCATTCAAAGCGTCTACAATGCGGCACATCTTTGGCTTGATAGTAGATCGTTTCCAACCTAGCAATGTAGCTTCGGCATTAGCACGATTTACATCTTCGGTTATACCTAGACTTGCTTTAGTATTTTTGAACCCAGCCATGATTTTATCTCGCAACCAAGTTTGTTGATTTATTAGTTCAGCTTCTCGGCTCGACATTTGTATTGTTTGTGGCTTTATACCACCACCAAAGATAGGTACTTTCCAAAAGTTCTTACTGCCTGAATAAGCAGCTCGCATTTCAGCATTAAGTTGTTTGAGCTGATCTTGAGTTATCTTATTGTCAGTTGATAGCATAAATTGAGCCATCATTCCATTTTCGTAAAAGCTTCGATTAGCTTCTAATGTTTTAGTATCGATATCTAATGTAGTAGCCAAGCCCTCAACTACGCTAAAGCCACGATATGGATTCTTTGGATTTGGTACTTTAATATGCAATATCTCTTCTGGCTCATACGGAACATCTATTACAGTTCCATCGACTGTGTTTCTATAATTATAGCCTTTTACCAGTCTACTAGCACCAGAATATACATCACCTAGCTCAAGCTCTACTTTGTCCGGTTGTAATAAATATATATTGTCTGGTTGTCCACCATTTGCACCACCTTCAAGATACCAGAAGCTATCACCGGTTAAATCAAGATGTGCTTCAGTTAAATAGAATGCGTCTGATTGAGTAGTTGTTTCATTAAATCTATCTAGCAACTCAAGTATTGGGTGGTCATTGACTTCAACTAATTCTATTTCACCACCACGCAATACAACTTTGTATAGTTCAGGCTCTAATTTAGATACTTCTTCGGCAAGAGTAGATATATTGATATATACCCATTCGTAATACGCCTCTATAAGTTTGCCTGATATACTCTTTTCACTAGATAGCTTTTTATTACCCATATCAAGCACACTACCGAGTAGCGTTTTTCGCTTCTTTGGTATATTTACTGTATTTACTATTGGCTCTTGTTTATCTTCACCAATCTGCACACTTCCTATTAGTGGTATATTTATCTTCATACTTACCAATCTAGTCCGGGCCAGTAGTCTACTACTTTTCCAGCCTCGTCTTTTACGACCTTTCGTTCTTTTATAGTTGCGTCAATAATTCCTATTGTTGCGTTGCTATTCTCATTCCATTTAGCAAATGCCCATTCAGCTAATGCCCAACTA